GACACCTGTTCCTGAAGCGTGTCCAGTTATTTTTACTTTAGCCATCTCTATCTCCTTATGCGATTACCCAAGTGCTACCACTTGGGATTGTGACTGAAATGGATGAATTAATTGTAATTGGCCCTGCGCTTATAGCGTTGTTATTAGTACCAATGACGTAATTAGCTGAGATAACATTAGCCATCTCGTATAAACCTTTAGTTGTAGAGTTAGCATCTGTGTCTAAGACGGCCCAAGACGCTGCTGACGCATTTGTAGTTAAGAACTTGCCTGCGTTACCTGTCTGTGCAGGGAGACCATCTACAGCCGACCAAGTGTTATCCCCTCGTAAGAAGTTACCAGCACCTGCTGTACCTGTTGCTGAGAGCATAGCGATATCCACAGCATCTACCTGTATTACGGTAGCTCCGTCGGCTGTGCTTACAACATCGCCAGAGTGGTTAGGGTGGACGTAGTTATTAGCTGAAGCCGCTACACCATCGAGCTTGGTATTGTCTGCTGAAGTAAAGTTTATTTCTGAGAGACCACCATCACCGACACTGTAAGTAGTATTGGTATCCGTATCGGTGGGGGTGACCCAAGTGTTGTCGCCGCGTAAGAACGTAGTGGCTGATGCTGCTCCAGTGGCTGAGAGCATTGCGATGTCCACAGCGTCAACTTGAATTACTGTAGCACCATCTGCGGTTGAAACTACATCGCCACTGTGGTTTGGATGGACGTAGTTATTAGCACTGGCGGCTACAGCATCAAGTTTAGTACCGTCTACAGACACATCTCGACCGTCTACGTTACCAGCGGTGATTAGGTTTGGTACTGTGACATTACCAGTGAATGTTGCTCCAGATAATGATGCCATGCTCGCAGCAGCTATATAGGCTGTAACCCAAGCAGAACCATTGTAGTATCTTAGCTCCGAGGCTGTTGAGTCGTAATACAAGTCACCACTCGTCAGAGCGTCACCATCGTTGTCGACAGTGGGTGCAGAGCTTTTTGATCCTAAATACTGATCAGTGAAGAGGTCTAGAGATGCCGCTGCACTAGCTGCACTCGCGGCTGCCTCAGAAGCTTTGGTTGTTGCTGTTGAAGCTGAAGAGGTTGCTGAATTTTGAGAGGACACAGCCGCAGCAGCAGAGGTCGCAGAATTACCAGCTTGAGTGGTTCCTAAAGCAACTTGAGCTGTCGCCAGGGTAACCTGAGCAGCGCCATTCGTTGTAGCTAGTCCAGCTTGAGTTGTAGCTAGAGCAACTTGGGCAGTAGCTAAAGTGACCTGAGCAGCTCCATTCGTAGTAGCTAAAGCAGCTTGGGTAGTCGCGGTGTCCTTATGTGTTGATGCAGTGGTTTCCGAAGTAGCAGCGGCATTTTTAGAGACTAGGGCAGCCACATTTGAAACTTCGGATGCTGTAGCTGAAGTAGCCGCATTTGTAGCTGAGACAGCCGCAGCGTCTTTGGAGGCTGTAGCTTCGTTATTCAGTGAAGTTATGGAAGCTATGTTGTTCGTTGTTGTCCCGGTGTTACTATAGAAACTTGATTTAGTAGCCATGAATAATTCCTCTATTAGTCGTCATAAGTTGCACTAGGTCTCATGACCTGGACTGATCCAGACTGCTCGGCTGCGTTTGCCTGTTCTTGAATTTCTCTCATGAAAGTACCAAACTTCTCTTCGAAGACCCCAGTTCGTTCATCCAGGTAGTAATCAGCGGCATAACCGAGAGCTGCATAGCAGATAAGATCTGAGCCAATCTTAGCGAGCATATTCTCGTCGCTGTCAGCAGACATAGCTGCGAACTCACCGTAGTAATTTAGAGTTACCGTCCCTGACGTTGGCTCCGGGTAAATCAAGATGTTTGCGTTTTCTCTTGTGAAGAACTTAGGTGTACCAGCTTCACCAGCATCGTTAGCTGCAAGCATGTCGTGGAGTGGGAGCCTAACGAGGACAGTCTTATCGTAATAAAGATCAATAATATCGAGCATGTCACTAGGGACGACAATGGAGCCAGTCTGGGTACTGATTGAGTAGGTCTGCGTCTTTTCCATTACAGGAATTCTTAAAGTTCTCTGTATCCTGGTGATTGCCTGATCAATAAAAGTGTTCGACAGAGCATCTGTAATATCGGACCTGTTAAGCAGAGCCTTGAAGTGTGTCCGCAGGTTTCCATAGTTCATTTAGTAGTCCTTTAATTAAATGCTTTCTTTTCGGTTGTCATAAAGTAGTCGAGGTTCTGGGCCCTAAGTCTTTTGACAATCTCTTTTCCTGACTCTTCATAAATATTGAAGCCGTCTCGGAGCCATTGATCGACCACAGCGTTCGGGATCGATGCAACACGCATGAATTCTTTCTCTCTCTGTTTACCAGAGTTGTTTCGTACATCTTTAAGCCTATCTAACCATTTCTGATCAATGTGCTGGGTGTTCTTCATAGTGAGGCCGCCATGTTCGGCAATAAAGTCTGTGTTGACGTTATGCAAAACTGTCTTCTCTTTCTTAGTCGTCATATCTTTAGATCTCCTTTGTGGATAGGGTGTCAGAATGCTACTCCGGGAAGGAGAGCACAAAACCAGAGAAACACTCTGACGGTTCTTAGTCCCAGGTGTTAATTTCTGGGACTAAAACTTGTTTTATGACAATCCAGTGATCATGCCGGAGTCAGCAAATGAGTTGTGCTTCAAGCTCATTTCTCCAGTCACAGAATGCTTATCTGCGTCACCAGTCTTAGCTAGAAGTGTTCTAGTGAAGGGTCTGAGCACACACGATTTAAACATTGACGGATCGATCAGGAATGCGTGAGTTGTCATCTGGTGTCTGTTTAGGACAACCTTGTATTCGCCATATGGAGAGACATAGAGATCAATCGCATTGACTAAGGATTTAGTCGAAGCGAATTCTCGGTTTCTGCCCGAGCTGGCTGCCATATCTGCAACGATTTGTGCGTCGGCTGGTTTGATCATGAATACAGATGGATCAGATCCATTAGTGTAACATGACTGCCCTAGTGAGAGCAGCTTGGCCTCTGTCATGGCATCGGTTGAGTTGGAACCAGCATCGATAGTAGTAGAGATCAACTGATCAATACTAGCCATTTCCCTGGCAGTACTTGCGTTACCAGCAGCCACAGCATTTATGGCTCCGCAGAAAGCGTATTCTACGTCTCTCTTAATGTTCTTAAGAGTTCGACCCATTTGATACGCTGTTTCTTTGGCCCTGCCGTACGTCTTGACAGAATCAGATGTCTCAGAGATCTTAAAAGTCTCAGAAATAATCTGACAAGTCCCAGTCCTTTCGGTCGGGTTGCCTAAAGTTATGTCGGCCTGGTCGGCTCCCTCAACTTTCGCATTTGCGGCAGCGGCTCTAAGCGAGTCCTCCAAATAGCTAAAAGTTCTGTTGTGAACCTTCTCACTTTTGAACATGGTGTACATAGGGGTGTCTGAGGGCGTAATTGTAACTATGACGTCACTAACATCCTCAGCAATCCCAATGGAATTGTATGTGGTAAATGTGGCCAAGATGTATTCCTTTCATGGCTTTAGAGTTGGGGTTATGTTTCCCAGCGCGAAAGGAGAACTTCTGCTATATCATCAAGATTACCGGAGAGCTGCGAGCCTTCTTGCATCCGCTTAATAGCGGCTGCCGTCTTTGCTTGCTTCGCATCTTGCGAACTCGCTGGTGCTTTCTTCGATCTCAGAACCTTCACCGGGGGTTTAGCAACCTTTTTGGTGGCGGCAGTTTTCTTAGACTGATCGTATAGTCGGGCTTTATTCAGAATCTTAATCACGGATGGATCAACGTATTGATCGACCTGATCGCTCTGAAAACCCTGAGACACCGCATACGTTCGAATAGAGTTATAGAGCTCGTTCGACCAATCGGGTACATCCGCTGATAGTGTCTTAATACATTCCTGGGCTTGTAGCTGTTGCTGCTTTGCCTGGTCTTGTCTGTAACTATCGTAGAAACTATTGGATTCTTCTTTTAGAAACTTGAGATTGTCTTCGGCTACTCGAGCTTCATTCCTGAGTTGGGCAAAGTCGTCGTCGGACATTTGCTTTGCAGCCAGGAGCATATCCACTTTAGAATATGGTTCCCACTGTTTCTCAGCTCGCTCGAGCATCTTTTGATATTGTACAGACGTTCTTTCTAAGGCTTGGTCGGCCTCTTTCCGTTTTGCACTGGTCTCTTGAGACTTCTTTGTGAGTGAAGCTTCTTGTCCGTAAAGACGTTTCAAATCCTTTAAAGATGCCTGTTTAGCTTCACCATCGACTGAGATTTCAACCATTGAATCATCGGATAGTTCCAATGTCTCAGTAGCATCGTCTTGATCTTCAGTTTCTTCTTGAGCAGGGTCTTCTTCGGTTTCCTCGTCGTCAAGGAGTTCTTCTTCATTCTCTATTTCATCCAGGTCGTCTGTCTCAGTGACTTCCTCAGATGTTGCCTCATCAGAGTTCTCAGCTAGTTGATTTTCATCAACGGCCTCCCACCTCTTTAGGATAGCATCTTCGACATCAATTTCACCAAATGCCGTTGTTACAGGTTCTAGTTCTTGGACGTTGGAATTGCTCAATGGTCCATCCTTTCTTCTGTTTCGCTGTTGTCGCGTACTATTTTAGTAAGTATTCCGTCTCTCACAATTACACGTTGCTTTAGAGTATTAACGAGATCTACTAACGCACGATAATGCCCGTAGGAGTTCTCTCTTTCTTCTTTCTCAGTGTACTGTGAATTTACGAATGTTTGGAAAGTTGTCTCAACAATTGAATCTATAGATCTGTTGAAAGCAGGGTGTTCTAGTAGAACTTCGGCGTCATTGCCCTCTTCTACTAAAACCTCGTCAGTTTGGCTCATCCTTATTTCCTTTCGTTAGTTTTTATCCATTAGGGCTTGCAATTGCTCTAACATCGTCAGTTGATTGAGCGAGGATCATTTCAGCTTTATCTATGACCTTCTTATGCTCAAACATTGCTTCTTTGAGGTCGATGCCGTCCGATTGAATTGCAAATGATTTCTCAGCTTTCATTTGATCTAGCTCAGCTTTCATCTGTGCAATTTGGGCGGTTAATTGAGCTTTCTGCTCAGCGACCATAGTCTGTCGTTCTTGGATCTCCATAGTTTGCTGTACCTGTTTGATCTCTAATTCTCTCATTGGATCAGGTTGTTCTTCTGGCAGCGACTGTGGTGCAGTTAAGTATGACTTAACATTCTTAATGCCAGTGAGTTCCATAACGTGGGACATCAAGTTGTATTGGTTTTCGGGGGTGTACATCTTAGCGAGACTTGGGTCACTTTGGAAAGCTGTGTGCATTCCTAAGTACTTCTCAGCTTCTTTCTCTTGCTCGCCATATCCAAGGGCTAATTCGACAGTCACGTCTCTTTTTGATGCCCAGTCTGACGGCTTAATCTCAACGTATTCACCGCCAGTCATCTCTATGATCTTTTGACTGTCTTCGTTCTCGACACACAGCTGGTAAACCTTGTGGTAGAGAGGCTTTAGGAATGTATTAGCAAAGTTTCTGGCGATGATCTTTTGACGTTGCTGTGACATAGATGCCAGCTGCTCAACCATTGCAGCTGAGTTCTGTTTGGATACAGCGTCTTTGTTAAGTCCCTGGCTTAGTCTAGAAACCCCGGTTGTCTCTTCTTTGTCCTGTTCGAGCTGTTGGATAGTTTGGAAAATGAACGGGTTAAGGGGAGCTTGCATCATTGGGCTAATAGCGTCTGGACGTGTTACATTGACCAGGCCACCAACACGGTTATCAATTAGCTCTCTTGGGTTTGACAGACCACCTTTGATAACTACATACCTTGGGTTTGTAGAGATAACTGCGTGGTCTAGGATTGCCCTTGTTAAGACAGTCCGGGCGTTCTGGGTTGGAATAACTTTTGTGCTGAAGTTACTTCCGTAGAATGCATGAGGGATCGGGAGCGGAACGAATGCTATGAATGGTTTCCCGGACACTTTATCTTTCGATAACAGTTGATTCCCGGCCTTTACAATACGGTATAGTTCGGCAATCCCAGATCCCTCGATATCGAGACGGAGATACGATTCGTAGACTGTTATGGATCTCACTTGGTCTTGATATGAGCCTGACCCGAAACCTCTATCAGATCCTATGTTCTCATGACGAGATAGGACTTCTGGGTCGGTTTCTAGGTCGACGTCATCGTGTTCCCCAATGCGATCTAGTTTCTTCTCATCCCAGCCTTCTTCACGAAGCTCAGACAAAGTCTTTCTAGTTCTATGGGCACAGAAGATAACGTCTTCTAAGCTTTTTGCCTGGGGAGCTATTAAGAACTCCTCAGGGGCGATGTTTTCTATTATGACTTGTGATGTATCCTCAGTGATAGCAAAAGTACCACTTGTGAGCCCGAGCTCGTCTGGGGCGGATATCTCATCTATCTCTACATTGTCTTCAGCCAAGATAGAATCGAGCTCATCAGCTGTTAAATCCGAGAACTCTTCAATTCGTGTTTCATCTTGGGTTTGCCAGAACACTTTAGCTATTCCAGCTCTAGCGATTAGGCCGTCATGGATAGCTGTAGACATTACTGAGTATAAGTCATTCTGACGATTGCAAACGAAGTCTGTGTACGAGGTGCAGACCTCAGCCATCCTAGCATCTTCCCCGGTCTGTGGGGCAAACTTGACGGTTCTATTACCAGCTGAGAAAGTCTCTAAAAGTGTAGCCTTGGAGCTCTCAACGGAGTCGTAAACATCTTGAGATACATACTTTGAGTTACCATCGTGAGTTGGGCGAGGAAGGACTGCATTATAATAGTCCAAGACCTTCTTGCGCTCTCGACTTAGTTGAGAATCATAATAGCCTATTGATCTGTGGATATTGTCCTCGATCAAGGTAACTATGTCTGAGTCACTCAGTTTCTTATAGTCTTTTTTAGATGCCATTTTAAATCACTTCTATGTAAAATTCGGATGTGCTTTCTATTGGTGTCCAAGCTCCAGTGTGAACGTGGTTCGCTAGAGCTAACGAGATAACTGTGTCATCGAAGCAGCTAGATTCTGCTTGCATAGATCCTGACGCAGTGACGACGTAAGTCATCATCTCTCTAAGTGTTGTCTTACAGTTTAGCTCAATCTCTTCTTTTCTCATGGAGGCTCTAAGTTGATCTATGATCAGGGGCTTAGTTTTTACTGTAGTTGAGAAACCTAGTTTCACCGTTTCACGGTCTGTTAGCTTGTCGTGCTGCACCTCAGTGTAGAAATTAGGATAAGCTAGATCTTTGCCGAGTCTGGTGCACGTTAGTATTCCGTGGCTGTTATTCTCGACACATATAAATGCTTCATTGTAGTACTCTCCAAGTGCAAAAAGAACCTGGGCAAAGTAGTCCGGGTGGGCATGGCCTCGCCAGATAGCAACTTGTCTCTTCTTACTATCGAGGACCTGGGCAACCGAATAGTCCCCATTTCGTATCCCCATAGCGACATCAGCTCCTATGACGTACTGTTCTCCGTCGACATGAGGTCTAAACGTAGACAGCTCGCCTCGGGCGTTGTTTACGAACTCCTCACCCTCGAGGGCCAGGCGTTCACTTAGGTCGCGTGTTGTCTTTATTTTCTCATGTAGCTGCTCTGGGTTAAACACAGGCCGACCTGTAGTCAGGAAGGCTTCCTCTGGTTCCGATGGATACTCTTGTCTGAATAGATCAATGCCATTCTGAGCGATCTTGTGTCTTCTAAACATCAACTGTCCATCGTCGAGATTATACAGCTTAGCTATATCCTCCTCTTCGGGAGTTCTCTCGAAACTCTCTGGTACTCCTTCCCGGTATTCCGGGTCAGCGAACCAAGGTATAAAAACTGGAACGTAGCCATTCTTTCCGTCTACAGCTCCTCGCCATAGATCATAGAACACGCCATTTACGCCATTAGCTGTACTTTCGACGAAAATACATGTGCCAGGGGCGTTTGGAACGGCTTGGGTCAGCCCATTCCAGTTATCTAGTGCTGTGCTCTTCTGCCAGAAGCCAAGTTCTGAGGCGTGGACGTGAGTTAAAGTTTCTCCTCTTCCAATGCTCTCTCCTCCAGCTGTAGCGACAATAAAAGAGCTGTCTAAGATATTAAAGTTTAACTCGCGCCTCGAGCTATACTTAGTCCTGGGCTTTAGGATGTCCGGGCAGTGCTCATGGAACCTTTTGGTCATATCAAAGAGGGCTCTGGTACTATCTGCGTGGTGCGTGACAACCATAGCCTTACAGGCGGGGCGTTGTGACACTGAGTGGTACAAGTATCCACCAGTATAGGTAGAGAGGCCCTGTTGTCGTGCTTTAAGGATGATTATTCGGACTTTACCTTCTGCTGCAACTTGCTTAGAGACAGCTTTGTCTAAGATCTCCTGGGCATTATTAAGTTTTAGGGGGGCAATCTTTCCGGTTTTAGTTCTGATCTTAAGTGCTGCGTTTGAGTAAAACTTAAAGTTAGTTAATAGTTCTTTCCGTATTTTTACTAATCTCTTGTCCAATTTCCGCTCCATCTTCATCTTCGATTTGTGGCAGAAGTGACGCTAAGAAGTCCTCTGCTTTTCCAACGGTGATGTCGGATTTTGCTACTGGTTTTGATCGACAGAAATCTAATACTAAGCGAGCGGCAGCCAGTCGTTCTCTAGTTTCACCTGGGGAGCGTAGGACCTCTACTGCTGTTGTGAGTGCTTCTTTTGAGTACTCATCATCAATGTTAAATTCTTTTGCCATTATCTTAATAACCTTTCTAGCTTCTTTCTTGATCTTTGCGCGGATGGGCTTGATTTCAGACAAACGATATCCATCTGGTGTTCCCATAGGTCTGCCAGGGTTTTTCCTCTTTTTAGTGGACCACTCCCGTCGCAAGGCTCGACCTTCTTCGGTCAGCATGAGTGTGCTGAAGTAGTTATTCTTTGGAGCCTTCTGTGGCTCTTTGGCTACTTTTGGGGCTGCTCTTTTACGCACTGAGGGCACCCATGTTCATATTTGGGGATAGAGCTCCTGGGGGCGGTGGTGGCTGGGCGTTACGTTTCTCTTCTTCGTCCTCAAGATTAGCTAAGACACCCATAACGATTGCCATAATGGTGGCGAGTGGGTAGCTGTAGAAAGTTACAGGCTGCTTGGGTCCACCGAAGTTATTAAAGGTCTTTCGGATCGCCCGGGCAGTATGTGGTGCAGCCTTCTTGAGAAGCTTTGGATTAACTAAGTAAACCCACAGTGGGTCTACCGCCATCTCAGGTACTGTACGCAAGTACGTTCTTCTAAACTTGTTGTTAGAATCCTGTATTCTATCGTCGGAATACTTAGCCCGAAGCTCTGGGTCAGTTTTTATGTACTCTGATATTTCGCGCATATCACGGACACCCTTAGTACCAAGCTCTGGACGCTTAGCTATTTGGACGTCAATGTTTTCTTGAAGGTTTATAATCTCTTGGAGTACTTCTGTTTGAGTTTCAGCAGATTCGACTTCGTCTAAAATGAAATCCTCAAAAGAACCAACTTTAACGCTCTCCAGTGCCTGTTTAGCAAGAACTAATGGGTTCTCTGCTTTTCGGTATTGTGCGATGGGTACTCTATCTGTGCGTTCGATTGCGAGACCATGTGCAATCTCGTGCATTAGACTTGTAAACTCCTGGATGCTATTTATAGTGCCCCCAAATTTTGGGTGGTCAGATCCCTGTTTTAAGACCCTGACTTTTGCCCTAGTGGTTGACCTGGTAACACCATCCGCATCGCGTGAATCTGGAGAGCCAGTGTATGAGCCAAACTCTCCTTTTGGCATCTCATTTAGGAATGTGACTGTGAGGTTAAGTGCCGTCGCAAGCTCTAGAGCTTCACCTAAAGTGCCAATACCGTCTTCGTATTTACCACCCTTCTTTCCAATCTCGAAAGCCTTTTTAGCTGGCTCGACGTATGGCTTTAGGCGTCGTACGCTCGGAGGATTGGTCCTCGGTTGATTTCTTTCCGGGCTGGTAAGGGCTGGTCCCCTGGATTGCCTTGTAAGGTTTCCTGGGCCGCCTTGCGAGCTCGTCCCAGTTCCACTAGGCCCCGGATAAACTCCCCCATCTTCTCCGGGGGCACTTGGTCGATTATTGACGGCTCCGTCTCCGTTTGCGTTGCGGAGTGCTTCTTCAATTTGTCCATCTGTTATCCCTTCATTCTTTGCTAATAGTGTTGCAGCGTCCTGATAGTCTGTATCTGACCCGTTACCAGGTGATACACCCATCTTCTTATACAATAACTTCTCTGGATACCACATCAAAGCTTGAAAATCTGCTGTCTTTATATGGATTTGACGTTGCATAAGATCATCAAGTGCTTTTTTGACAACTTTTCTCATATATGGTCGATCTGGGCCTGTTGGTTCTCCCTGCATCTGAGGGGAACTATTTAGTACATAAGTTCCAGTAGATTTAAACAATTGAGGCTTCGGTGGGTTCTTTTTGTTATTAGCGTCTTGGTAATCTTTGTAGTATTTGTTCCAGCGTTTATCTAAAACTTTGATGAAAACGTCCATTCTCTCTGGATCTTTATAAAGACCTTTTTTAGTCTCACCTGTTGTTTTTAGTGTCTCATTAACAAGCTGGTTCTCAACTTTTCCACCCTTCTTGATCTCAGTGACAATTGAATCTCTTTTTATCGCCATAGCTTTTTTTGTCTTCTTAGGCATAAAAGGGCGACCAACCATTCTATTCCAAGAACGCATCCACCACAGATCCATCGTTAAAGGATCGTAGTTTCCTCGGATGTTTTGATAGAATCCTTGGCCTATTTTTGGCCCTAAGATGTATGATCCTTTTACAAAAGTATCTACAGTTTCAGAGGCCGGGACTTTAACTTTGGTTCCATTATTTTTATTAAATTCTGCAACCCAGACTTTAAGTTCTTTGACTGTATAATCCCAGTCCAGAAATTCTTGAATAGGTATATCTGGAACGCTGTCTTGATATGCATTGTAGAACTTGAAGGCTGCTCGCATAGCAGCGGCCCTATTGCCACCTTTAGTGAAATCCTCAGGCATACGCCCAGTATCCATACCAGTTCGGAAGACTTCGAGTGCCATTGAGAAGTTGTTTTCTACGGCTTGTCCATTTGAAGTTACAGCTAGTGCAAAATCAAACATTGCCTCAGATTCTGCTGATTGGGTAACTCTAGGCTCGACCAACTCTACAATTGCTTTAGCTGATTTAATCTTTTCATCATACCATCTAATAGCATTGCCATCAGATTCCAAGTTTCTCATAGCTTCTGCAACCATGATATCAGCAATTACAGGTACATTCTCTTCTGTGTACTCATATGGAGTAGTTCGACCTGTAGCTTTTTCCCAGCGATCTTGAAGAAACTGAGCTGCTGCCTCTTTGGATCTTTTTACTTCCGGTTTCCAATTTGGATCTCGCATTGCAGAGACTTCATTCTCATCTGGAAGAATATCTAGTGCCGTTGGCATTTGATTTAATGCTGGGCCGTCGAGGGACATTGGTGGGACTTTAGATTTCCTGGTAAGCGTACCGTCGTCATCTTCAATGACTGGTGGGGTGTCTGTGTTATCAAGGTTAGAAACTTGCTGAGTGAGATCTGGGGCTTGGGTGAAGTTTACGTCAGGGTCTATGTTCAACGGTGCTCTATTTAGAACTGAGCTTCCCGAGGTATTTGTGCCAACACCAAATCCTGTAGTCTGTATACCTGATGGTTGGTCGCCCGACATTGACCGTGTTCCATCCTGATTAATAACTGGAGGTGTGTCTGTGTTATCAAGCTGGGTGAGGCCCGGGGCTTGGGTGAAGTTTACGCTAGGATCGACGCCTCTTGCTAAGTCAAACTGACGCTTAAGATAGGCGTTGTATTCGGGTGGTGTCATAGCCAGGAGCTCTTGCTCAGTGAGGGCTCTGAGTTCTTGCTCACTCATTACTGAGATCTGATTGATACGACCCATATCTGTTTGGCGTGTTATAACATCTGTGTTACGACCAAATCCTGTAGTCTGTATACCTGATGGTTGGGAGCCCGGCATTACCCCTGCGTCGTCATTGATGCGAGGTGCGGTGTCTGTGTTTAAGGAATTATTGAGATTACCTAAGTTTGGTAGTTTTGGAAAGTTTACGCTAGGGTCTATGTGCAAGGGTGCCTTATTTAGAACTGAGCTCCCAGAGGTATCTGTACCGGCACCAAATCCTGTAGTCTGTAAACTTGGTGGTTTAGCTTTAGACTGAAGTGCCTGTCTGATGATACGATCAACATATGG